AGCTATAGTAGGAAGAATGAATGCTGGATTAATAGGTTTAGGACATCCAGGTTTTTTTGTTAGATGTTATGATCCTGATGAAGTTTCACAAGCAAATGTTGGTAGACAATTATTTTCTGAAACAGATTTAGGAAAGTTTAAATCAGATGTAACAATAGAAAGAATTAACAGATTCTATAGTACAAATTGGGATAGTATTCCAGAAAAGTTTGAAATTGATTTTGATAACCCACGAATACAATATAATATAATTATTACTGGTGTTGATAATGTTCAAATTAGAAGAGACATTCAAAAAGTCAAAACTAAATTAAGAACAGAACAACCATACAATACTTGTTATTATTGGTTAGATTTTGGAAATGGAAATAATTACGGTCAAGCAATATTAGGCACTATGGGTCATATTAATCAACCTGAAGGTGCTAAATGTATTACAATGCCAACTATTATTGAAATGGAAAAAAAGTTAGGGAAATTAATTGAAAATGATGATACACCCAGCTGTAGTACGTTAGAAGCTTTAAATCGACAAGATTTATTAGTTAATTCAACATTAGCAGAATTTGGTATGAATTTACTATGGAAATTATTTAGACAATATAGAACTTCACAAAATGGAATTTTTATGAATTTAGATAAAATGATAGTAAATCCAATTAAATTATAAATAAAAGGGCACCAAATCTTTGGTGTCCTTTGTTTTAAAATATATATATGGAAATACAAACAATTGACCCAACAGAGAAGTCTATACTTCAAGAAAAAATAACAAGAAAATTGAGTAATGCATCTGATAAAATGCCAATTATTCAACAAATTCAAGACGAAAGTAATAACATTATAGATTATGTTGTTCCTATTGGTAAAGATTCACCTATAATTAATTTTAATTCAAATGGTGTAGTAAAAATGCAATTTGAAAATGCTGAAAAGAAAATTCATAGACATGCAATTGGACAATTTGCAGATAAATTTGGAATACCTACAACTTATTTGAAAAATTTAGCTACTGGTAAAGAGCAATGGGAAAGAGATTTAGCAAGTAAATTATTAAATGAACACTCAACTAATAATGAAAGCAAAAGATATCTTTTAAGAGAACTAAATGGAGAAGTTAAAGGTGTTTTATCTGATAAATATAGAAGATTAAATACAGCTGAAATTTATGCTGAATTTTTTAACGCCTGTGTAGATCAAGGAGCAAAATTATTAGATTGTTGTTATGACCCTACAAGAACTTATATAGAATTTATATTACCTCAAGTAGTACCTGTACAAACACAATACAATGGTACAACATATATGGTATTTGGACTTAGAATTTCTAACTCTGATTATGGAGATGGAGCATTAAGAGTTCAATCATATTCTATGCAAGTAGTTTGTTTAAATGGAATGACAAGAGAAAATTTAATTAGACAAGTTCATTTAGGTAAAAAGTTACCAGATAATTTAATTTTAAGTAATGAAACATATAAATTAGATACAGAAACTCAAGCTTCTTTAGTAAAAGATATTGTTAAAAGTGCTTTTGATAGTAGTTATTTATTTAATGAAATTCAAAACATTGAGAGAGCTGGTTCTAAGCTAATTAATTTAGATCACGAAGTTAAATTACTTCCAAAATTAGGTATGAGAAAAGATGAAGTTAAATCATTAACTGAAATCTTATCTGATAATAACCCAGAACATGGTGTACAAGGTAGAAATACTATTTGGAAACTTACTCAAGCAATGACTCAAGTAGGTGTACAAACTGGAAATACACGAAGAAAAAGAGATATAGAAGATATCGCTGGAAAATTAATAACTAAAATATGAAAATTGAAAAAGTTTTAGAAAAAAAAGTAAATGCTCTTTATGATTCAGAAGTTTTAGAACTTTCTAAAGAAATCAATGAGAAAATAGAAAAGAAAAAAACAAAATTACAAGGATATGATGCTTCACCTATTACTTTAAGTAAACATGAAGTTGTTGATATATTTGAAAAATATGCTACTGAAAAACAATATGGAAGTCTAAAAACAGTTAGTTTGACTTTTTTCATTAAAGCACTAATTTCTCATAGAGTTGAGCAAAATGGTAAAGAAAGAATAGCAAAATCTTTACTATCTAAAGTTGAAAGTTTTTTTAAAGAAGATAAATAATGGGATTCTTTAGTTGGGATTGCTCTTGTTGTAATGAGAGCATTAAAAATGCGTATACTCAATATGATAATGGAATTGTATTAGTTACAGAAAATGATATAATGATAGACCCTTCATATAATGGATATGGAGATGTCAAAGGAAAAGATATTTATATTTTAGCAAAATATAAAGGAGATTCTAAGATTATATCTAAGATATACAAAGATTCACCAAGTAATATAGATATAGAAAGACAACAAGCAATAAATGAATACTTTAATAAGAAATTTCCTATTAAAGTATTGCATTTATCTTGTTATCAAGCTTTAACTCAAAAACTTGACACTTTTGTTCTTAAAGACTTTTATGATAATTTAAAAGTATGTGAATTAGCAGAAGATCAAGGATTTTTTACTGATGAAAAATTAAATGAAATTTTTAAAGATTTCTAAATTAATCAAGGTACACCTTCTTTGGTGTGCCTTGAAATTATAAATTATATGACAGACCAACTCACATTTTTACAAGAAGGTACATTTTTTGGACAAAATAATAGCGATTTAGAAGAAGTTGTATTAGGAACTTTTATTAACTATCCTGACAGATATTATGAATTTGCAGACCAGGTTAATATTAAAGGTTTTTCTACAGAATCATCAAGATACGTATTTACAGCAATCAAAGAATGTGCAGAAGATTCCAAAATAGATATTATAACTGTAACAGATAAAGTAACTTCAAAAGGTTATAATGCAAGAATTATTGAAAAAACAGGTTATACATTAATAGATTACATTAACGATATAGCAGATAGAGTTTCATCCGATGCTCATATAAAACAGCATATTAAATTATTAATGGCTTATTCAACCAGAAGAGAATTATTAACTCTATCAAATGAGATTAATAAAGACTCTAATGATATGGTAAGTCCAGATGATATAATAGCTAAAATAACAGATAAAATTGTTGAATTACAAGAATATGCAGATGTTGAAGAATATAATCCTATCAAAACTCTACAAGGAGTTATTGATAATATGTCAGATAAAGAAGGCAAAAATTATATTAAAACATTTATTCAAGAAATTGACAATTTTATATTTGGATGGGAATTATCAGATTTAATTATAATAGCTGGAGCTGCCTCTATGGGTAAAACAGCATTTGTATTAGAAATTGTTAAAAATCATATTATCAGAAACTTACCTGTTGCTGTTTTTTCTTTAGAAATGTCTAAAGAACAGATGTTAACAAGAATGATTGCATCTCATGGGTGTATAGATTTAGGAAAGATTAGAAAAAAACAATTAACCTCATCAGATTGGAATGCATTTTATGATTCTGCCAAATATTTTGAAAATGAAAATTATTTTATTGACGATAAATCTGGCGATTTAAATCACATATGCAATAAGATCAGAAAATTAAATATTAAAAATAATTGTAAATTTTTTGTTGTAGATTATTTACAATTAGTAACTATTAATTTAAAAAGTAAATCCGGAACAAGAGAACAAGAAATATCTAAAATATCAAGAGCATTTAAACAGCTATGTAGAGAACTAAAATTAGTTATAATAGCTTTGTCTCAAATTAGTAGAGCTGTATCGCAGAGAGCAAGTAAAAAACCAATATTATCAGATTTAAGAGAATCAGGTGCTATTGAGCAAGATGCAGATATGGTTATGTTTGTTTATAGACCAGCTTATTATGATATTGAAGAAAGAATACCTGAAATTGAAAACGTAGAAATAATAATAGCAAAAGGTAGGTCAACTGGTATTGGAAGTGAAAACTTAAAATATATAGGAAAATTTGCCAAATTTGCTTCTGAAGTAGAATTTTTAGAAAATGAAAAATTACAAGCATTCGAAAATTATAACCGAGATTTCTAAAAAATTAGGGATTGACGGTGCTGTGGTGAATATTGTAGTTATTCATTTCTTTAATAGCGTAAGACAAGCTTTGCAAAAAAATGAAGAAATTAATCTTAAGGGATATTTCAAAATTAAAATGCTTAAACGCTATAAAAACAAAATTCTCAAAGAAGGAAATGATATAAATTTAAGAAAAAGAAAACATCAAAAAAGATACAAATAATTTGCTTTTCTTAAAGTATATCTTTAAATTTAATCAGTAAATATCAACTTTGAAAAAAGTATTAAAATATAAAATTAATCAAGATGAATACTTGAAAGAAGTTAATGTTCGCTTAAATGAAAATGCTAAAATGCAAGATTTTTTATTAATACAAAGATTAGTTGAAGTAACAACTATGCATAGGTGCAAATCTAAATTTGGCGAATTAATTAACATAGGGAAAAAAGAAATTCAACCAGTCCCTAAGATAGAAAAAGAATACGAAAATGTATTAGCAAATGAATTAGTAATTCTAATTTTTAAAAACTAAATGAAACCGAATATTTTTATATGTGGCCCATCAGGGACAGGTAAAAGTACGTCAATGCGTAACTTACCACCTGAAAGAACAGTAATACTAAATACTGAACAAAAAGCACTTCCTTTTAGAAAGGGAGTAGAATTTAAACTTAATGTACCAATTAATTCTCTTCAATTATTTAAAACTGCTTTAACTAAAGCAATTGAAAATCCTAATGTAGATATTATAGTAATTGAAAGTTTTACTTCTTTAATAGAAACTATATACATGAAAGCAAAATCATTATACGATGGTTTTGATGTATGGGATTATTATAAGAATGAAATCAAGAAAATTATGGAAATGTCTAAGAATACTGATAAGTACATAATTTTTATAGGTATAGATCAATTCGTTGAAGGAGATTCTGGAGTCGAAGAAAGATTTATAGCTGTAGATGGAAGTTGGAAGAAAAAAGTAGAAAAAGAATTTGTAATTGTAGTTTATTCTGAAGCTAAAGAAATTAATGATAAGCAAGAATATAGATTTATTACAAACAAACAACCTGGATATAATAGAATATCAGCTAAATCTCCAATGGAAATGTTACCTCCAATTATGGATAATGACATTATGGGAATATTGAATGAAGTCGATAAATATTATGGATGGGATAAGAAAACAGAAATCAAAAAAACCGATAAATAATGGATATAAACGCAGAGTTAGAACTCGTAAAAGACTTTGATAATTCAAGCAAATTTATAAATGAGCCTGGAGTATTTATAGTTAAGATTAAATCATATCTTCTTTCTGAAAGTAGAAAAGATTATAAGGGTAATCCTTATATTGAATTTACAGTAGAAACTGAAGATCAAAAAACAAGTAATGTTACTTTTTATTTATTAACAGGAAAAGAATCAGATAAAGCCAGAGAGTTTAAATTAAAAAGACTTAAAGAGTTTTTATCTAATGCTAATGCTGATGATAAATTAAAAGGTGATCAGTATTTAAATTCTATTATTGGAAATAAAATAAAAGCTTTATTCAAAAAATCTGAATATATAGGTAAAGACAAAAACAATTTTAACAAACCTGTTATAAAAGAAATAATTGAATATAGTTTTTCTTCTAAGCCAGATGAAACAATAAAAGGTGTACAATCATATTTTCACACTCCTTTAAGACCTTCTGATATGGAGAAGTTTAATCTTCGATTAGCAGAATGGGAATCAGAACATAAACAATCAACAACGGCTGCCACCAAGGCAGAGCCAGTTGTTGATAAGGGTATGTCTGATGATTCTTTAGGTGATGAAAAAGGTGATGATTTACCATTTTAAGATTAATAAAGGGCACTTCGGTGTCCTTTGTTATTTAATATTATGGAATTTATATCTAAAATAGAAAAAGGAAAATTAACCTTTCTAAATGAAGAAAAAGTTAAATCTTTTATTTCATCAATAGAAGGTAAAGATGTTGTTATAAACATTAAGAAACATAAAAAAAGTCGTTCTAATGCTCAAAACAGATGGTATTGGGGAGTTGCTTTAAAAAAAATTACTCAAGATTTATACAATATACAAGGTGAATTATTTACTAAAGAAGAAATACACGCATATCATAAATCTGTTGTTATTGCTTCTAAGTTTAACACTTTGAATGTATTAGGTAAAGAAATTTTAATTTTTAATGATGTATCTACAAAGTCTATGAACACTATACAATTCAATGATTTTAAACAAACAATTCAAAATCATTGGGCTGTAAGAGGTATAGACATACCAGATCCTAATGAAGAAAATTTTATTAATCAAATTGGAATTTAAAATGAATAAATTAAAAAGATTTAAAAATAAAGCTGAAAATCTTCTTGAAAAATTAGAACAGCATATTCACAAGATGCCTTTAAACGGTAATAGTTCTAATGATTGTCAAAGAACTTATCTTGAACAACAAATAAATGAAGTAAGCTATGCTATAAATGGTATAACAAAAGAAGATTTAAAATTAAAAGAAGATGGCAAGTAAAATTGTAAAATTACAAGAGAAATTAAACAGATGGTATTTTGAAACATCAAGATTTTATAACATTAAACCAAATCAGGTAACTGATAAAATGGTTTTAAAATATTTAGCAATTAATCATGATATATAAATTTTTAGGTTTTATAACAGCATTATTTATCTCTATCTATTTTGTTATAGGATGGGGATTAAGAATTTTATTGTTTTTTATTAAAACCACATTAATAAATATGTTTTCAACAGAAGAAAAATGATTGAATTAGTTGAAGCAATAATATACATGGGTTTTACTATTATTATGGTATCAGTAATAGTTGTTGCTGTTAAAAAATCTATTGAAGACGAAGAAGAAACACACTAAAATATACACTAAATTTTTCAGCATAGGAGAACAAGATTTTCACCCTTGTGAAATGTGTGGTTCTAAAGCTGTAGATGTACATCATATTGAAGCTCGAGG